TAACACGGAAAAGCTGGGTCCATCCCAGGCCTGCACCTACAAAGCCGGTGTAGAAGTTTAATTTAGTTGTGTTAGAACTCACAACCCTGGTGTTCACACCAAGAATGCCTGAAAAGAACAGGAAGGGAGATGCTACATATTTCAAATGGTTAAGCGACCATTACCAGTGTTCTCACCAGTCAAGTCCAAAGGAGTGTGACACCTAGACGTCAAGAGACACCAAATGCGACAATTTAGTGTTTTTGACCAAGTCTCCGATATGGCTACTTTCAATTATGCTCGCAGTTGTAGCTATATCCTTCACATTAAAGCCATAATGATGGGAATAGTAATAGCTCAATGCTCTCTCATCATAAGCTAAACTCCCATCATAGTGATGACGATACTCAGTCCAAACATCATCAATGACCTTTCCAACCCCACACTCGCGATGGAGCATTAGGGCTAGAGATTTGCACAAAGGGTCGTGGTTTCCATAATGTGCTAGCGTGGCTTGAATTCCACGCAACCATGCAAGCTGATTTGCTGGTGAGCGGTCGACTTGATCACAACATATTTTAGAAAGCAATCGACCAACCTTTGGGACGAGAACATATGTTTCCTTAATGGGCATAAACCTCCCACTACAAAAACCTACATCCATAGGGTCATCTCTAACAAATGCCTCAACATCCATCCCAAAATCAGAATAACGAGCTGTAATGCCAGCCTCCCCACCAAGACGTTCTATCTCCCGATCCGTCGTAATGGTAACACTGTCATCACCGCAGATTATACTTATCCACTTGCGACCTATTCCATGGATTGTGAATTTCATACATGCATTAACCAAAGTATCACCGACTGATGTATCAGGCCAGCCAGACTGCATAGTATACGGCACCTCATATCTAGTGCCGAACATGGATCGCCCTCTTGAAACACCACGTTTCAGGGCTGCAACCACCTTACGAGGGAGTAGGGCGTGGTATATCCTACGAAGAAAAGAAAAAGGTCCCTCAGTAATGTGTAAGTCGAAACGACTCTGATCGTCCTCCAAAAACCGGACGTGTTCGTTAAGACCACACATACTCTCAACACATCTAATAGATCTAGCAAACTGGTCGCCAATCTGCTCATTCGATAATCCACAAGTATAAATTATGTGTCGTCCTTGCGCTATATCATAATTTGAAAAAGTACGAGGGCGCAAACCCTGTCGAACAGCTTTAGCAAATGGTCTCAGTGATGGACCGCATTCAATACTCATCTCAAGCGGACAGCCCTGTATCCAACGAGGATCCTTAATAGGCTCATGTTCTATACAGTCGTCTAGAGGCTGAATAGCAACCTCACGCTTAATGAAAGCACTGGCGGTCTTAGGATATTTGTCAAAACCTCTCACATAGAGTCTGATTAGTTGGTCTCTTCTCCGTGGAATAAAACCAGCCACCCAGACCCAAAATGATAATCGTCTAGTCTTCTTAACAAGTGACAAAATATGTGGTGTTACCACGAGACTCGCAGCTCTCCAGGTTCGAAGAACTTGAAGATAGCGCATGGGATCCAAGTGTTGTGCGAGCTGCTTCCCCACACGGCCACACATGGATATAGATTCATTGTGCACACATGAGCGATACACTCTGGGTAAGAATCCAAAAACACCCCAGAGAGTTCGCGTCCCAAAACCGGGTTTACACAGATCTTTTGAACCATCACCCGTGCCTTGCTCAACCGAAAATTGCCGCTGAACAACGACCTCTTTGAATAAGTGATCGGAGCAGCAAACATCAGCGCTAACACGAGGGTGACCGTCCTTTAG